GTAAAAATGTAAGCACCTAGTGCTGCGGAGAATCCTAGCATAGCTAGTCGTCCGTTTAATTCCTCAGCCTCGTGCCACTGATCGTTACTATGGTTATGATTTGTCATAAGTCTTGGGGGTGTTTCTGTTGGGAAAATATTTTGTTTACCGTATTCGGTTGTAATCATTATTAGTTCGGGTTGGGTAGTATACATATGGCGAGGACGATACGATTCGGGTCGCCGCTATGATTACTTATTCCTATTCTTCTGTTGCTTCGAGTGCTCTTTATTCCAGTATTCTTGTGCGCTTTGGTTAAATTGATGCTCACGCCTCTCTCTTTCAGAGTCTCTTTGTCTTTGCATCTGACGTTCAGCTATAGAATCTCTTAGCTTACCTGTCTCATCCCATGTGTTTGCCATGTTAAATTCCGTATTTCTTTTTTAGTTCTTGATACCTAGCTCGACCGGCATCAGTATCAGGAAAGCCGTATACTTGGTGCATACTGTCGTTAAATTCGTGGTACTGTTGACGAACCATTCCGTCATTATCTCTAGTGATAGGAAGAGGTGTACCTTCTTTGTTATATAAAGGGACATCTCTATACATTATAGGTTTACCGCTAGGATCAACTCCTATATGATCTTGCCAGTTATGCTTAGGATCTTTGTAATAGTCACGACCATCAGGTAATTTGAAATCAGCTTCCTTGACGTGTGTACCGTGTGCTATCTTTAAATCATCAGCTTTCGTTTTCTTTTTCTTTTTTGTTGATGCAACCATGATGTTTCCTAAGCTAACTTTTCTTGGTTTACGCTATTAACTTTTCTTTTTAACTTGGCTTTTTTAGGTAATATTATAGGTAGACCTAATTGTTCGTAAGTTTCTTTATGTTTCTTGCCACCATCTCTTACTGATTTATGAGGAGATCCTCTGTAATAATCACTTTCCTTCATAATTAAAATTCCAAATCTGATCTGTCTAATTTTGCAATAACATCCTGCCTGTAAGCAGGGTCTTTGTCATACCTTTTATCATTCATAGCTGCTACCAGCTCTGCCTGACTACGGAATGTATCCTTAGTGGATGCGGGTGCTTTTCCTGTATACATTTTTCCTTCGTATCCGTTTGCTTGTTCGTACTGTGACTTTAATCCATTAACTGCTAATTGTATAGCACCAAGATTACCTTCACTCATAATATTATCAAATGCTTCTATAGACTGAGTATCAAGATTGTTACTTGCCCATTTAACAATATTAGTATAAGCCTCGTCTCCTCCTACAGAACTTTTAACTGAATTAATTTGTGATTCAGATAAATCATTTGCAGCAGACGTAGCTGCTTCTGTGTCAGAGTTTTTATTTAACTCTATATAAGCATTAACTAACTCTTCACTAGATAAACTTTTAAATTTATCCAAGGTTTCAGCTGATAACTTACCTTCGTTTGCATAGTATTCATCAGAGGCTGACGTAATTAGTTCAGCATTATCCGATAATGTTGGTTCTTCAGTTTCCTCTGGTTCTGATTCTTCAGTTTCCTCTGGTTCTGACTCAGCTTTGGTTTCAGATTCCTGATCACCTAACTTAGCTTCTAACTCTTTATAAGCTTTTTCTAATTCTTCAGCAGATCTATACTTACCAGCTAGTAACGAGTCTTGTTGTTCAGCTAGCTCTTCACCAACTTTTAAAGAATCAACTTCGTCTGACGTGAGATTGTCAGACAAAGTTTCGGTAGGTGGTGTAGTATCTATCGTGAATGTATTGTTTTCCATTTACTGTTGGGGGTCTTCTTGTGGTGGTTCGGGTGTGTCTCCTCCTACTAGATTTTCTATAGCTGAAGATGCTTGCTCTGCTAATGCTGGATTCTTTGTTGGGTCCATGAGCGGTGTGCCTGCAAGTTGTCCTGTCTGTTTAACAAGCTCTTGCTGTGACATCATTTGCATCTGCTCTTGCTTCATAGCTTCTAGCTGTTCTGGAGTCTTGATTAGGTTTAATACATCTATACCCTGTGCTGCTGCTAATCTGTTTATAGCTTCAGACGGATCTATAAATTTAACTAAAGCTTCTGGTCCTAGAGTTTGTGCTATTGTACCCATGAATCTAGTTAAAGCTTCGTTGTCTTGTCCTCTACCTAATGAATTTATACCAGCTACTATTTTAGGTCTCACGACATCTTTAGGTAGCTTAGGTATTTGGTTAGATCTCTGTAGTATTAACAGAGTTCTATTGAGGTAGGGTACTAAGAACTCTACCGTTAACAAGCTGAATATCCCACCAAGGGATTGCTCTAGCTCTAGCTGAGTAAGGCGTACCTCTTCAGCTGTAACCCTTTCAGCATTTCTTACATTCATAACTAAGAAAGCTTCGAGGATTCTTTTCTCTATTGACTGCGACATCTGTGCAGCTGTGGAGAAGTCAGCAGTTTTACCTACCTGTACTACTCCTACATCTTCTGGTCTACCCTGTATAATAGCTCCGTTGCCAGCCTTGGATAAGGTTTGTGGTTTGGTTGTAGCTGATGGTGATACAAGAAAAACAACTTTACTTGCAACACTAGCACCTTCTACCAGAGCTTGAGCTAATCCATTAAGACTACGTAGGTCTCCAATAAATTCCTCTACTCTACCTCGACCATAATCTTCACCATCTACTGTATTGAATCGAAGAACTAACCATGGAGAAGCGTTCTTGGGTGCGGTACTACGGCTATCTGGAAGGATCATATCGTCCACTTCCTGATGCCAGACCCAGCGACCACTGCCTTCATCCAACTTAACACAGGTGTATACCTCAGCGTCGTCTTCATATGGTCCTAAGCCTTCACTGTTTGGACCTGTATTTTGGTCAGGTTTTTCTATACCTAACACTTTTCTATTTATTATTTCTTTAGTAACAATCTCTATGACATTACCATTACCATCTCTTTCTACTACGTATCTTTGTAGTGGAAAATGTTTTAATCCATCTTTGCCCATAAATATAAGAGCATTACCAGATACAATTAGATGCTTCAATGCTTGATGTACAACAACTCTATCGTTAGATGCAGCTATAAAGTCCATTATTAATCTTTCTATTTTGGAGAAAGATATGTCTAACTCTGTTCGTATCTGTGGATCAAGTGTTTGTCCAAGCTTATCGTCACGTACTTGTAGCTTAAAGAAGCTAGTCTGTGGTGGTAGTGTCGCAAGCATGAGTTTAGCTGCTAGAGTGACTACAGCCTTAGCTCCAACTGAGTGCCAAGGTTGCTGTAGTATTCTTTTACCTTTATGGTTTTCATCTCTAGTAACTAAATAAGGTAAGGTAAGTTCAGAACATTCTACAGCCATGTCAAGAAACTGAGTTCTTCCTGATTGTAGTTTGTCGTATCTTTCCTTTGCCTTATACATTTATTCCTCCTGACTGAGATCCTGCTTCGTTACCGGGGTTAAGTGGTATCTTTAAAGCATCAGTTCCTGTCTTTGCAGCTGTTCCTCTTGGATCAGTCTTTGCTGTTGTACCATACTCTACGCCTGCTACATCTTCTGGATCTACTAACTCTTTCTTGTCAGGTTTTCTAGATGCTCGGGCTAAGTCAGGCTGCCTTGGCTGTATAGGAGCCGGTGTAGGCATAGGTGTAGGTCTACTTCTAGGCCAGCACATTATTCATTCCTCCATAAGGGTTTTAATATATTGTACCACTTCTTGTTGTCCAGAGCGGTACATGATAGAGGCTAACTCCTCTTTGGGGTGGATGGGGTGCCAAGCGAACTTGGTTTCCAAATCCTCTACTAATTTTTCTAGTTTATCTGAATAGAAATTAAGCGTATTGAGGGAGGTTGGTGTTTGCATGTTCAAAAAATGCGGGCATACGAGCTGCTCTGGTGTCAGAAAACTGTGGGGCTTTACCCTGATACATTAACTGATCGCTCGCATCCGCCCAAAATTTTTTCGACAAATATTTATCAGTATTGTTTTCTGTTAGGGGTTGTAATACCCATTGTATAGTTGCTTTCCGAAGCTTGTCCAAAGAAGGACTAGGAACAAGA